AATTTAGCATTCCCTTCTTCTGCTGCTTTCTTAAAATCTTCGAGTAATTCTTCGTATGTTTTCTTCATAATTCAATAACACTTCCTTTCTTTTTTATTTTTTGACTCTGCCTAAAGCATAATCTAAATTGTCTTTTAGATATTTTCTATTATCGTCCATTGATTGATTTATAATTGCTTCCATTTTTGCTTGAAATTCTGCTTCTTTTCTTGCTTCTTCATTTTCTTTATCTATCACTATATCGTCTACTGTATCGGTCACTATATCGATTACGTTATCATCTCCTTTATTATTCTTATCATCATCAACGACCTTTCCTGAGTCTTCCTCTGTAGTTCCGGCAGAATCCAGTACAGATTGAATTAAATCTTGAGCCTGCTTGAGATTACTTTTATTTTTAGCATTCAAAACCGCCCCTGCTTTTAATTCAACCGCTTTTAACTTTTCTTTTAACTCTTTATTTTCTTTAACGATATCGTATATTTCATTAGCGTTAAATTCTTTAAGTATTTTTTCTTTAACTTCTTTGGCTATTTTATTAGATTTATCACTATCAAATAATTCATTATCTGTAATATCTTTATCTTCCCCTAATTCCATAATTTCTTTATCAACTTGTTTTGATGTATTTTCTATAACTTTTTTGCCTATATTTTCGAGTACATCTTCTTCTACAATTTCAATAAACCCTTCTTCTTTTAACAGCTCGACATCAATCCCCTTGCTCATCATATTAGTCAAAGCATGAGGATTTGCAGGTACGGCACACGCCGAAAATTCCAGTAGTTCCCATGTTTTAAATCGCTTGCCATAGCTAACCGTCTTACTATCTTTATTCTCATCATCAACAATATCCTCTGACTTAATTGGTATGAACCCGATACTCCAAGCCTTCATGAACTTCTGTTTATACAGATTATATACTGTATCGGCAAGCGGATATGTGCCTTCTTCGGGGAATGTTACTTTAGCTGTAATACCATTATCGGTTTTAGTTAAGTCGCTTGCTTTCCCGATAGGCAAGCCCTGATAATCATGTGCCATCAACACTACAGGATTCTTTTTAAAATTAGTCAGCTTCGCCCCTTTAGGCTCGACTATATCGCCTGACCTGTCAACGTCATTAGTGGTAATCGTTACATTTAAGGCACGTTCACCTTTGATTTCCTTTACTTCTGAATCGAATTGTTTAAGTATTAATTCTTTTGGCATATTAAATCACCTTCTTACAAATTATTTTTTTGCCACAAAACGGGCAATAATCTATATCAATATCTGCATAATCATTACTTATATCTACGTTCCCTTCTGGGTATACTGTAATACCTCCATATCCTAATACTTTTTCAAATTCATCACAACAATATATTTTCACTCTTTTTTCCGTTGGTTTAACATCGTCCATTTTATTAATCCCCCTTTAATCTTTTATAACCGGCAAAACGGTACACCTACAATTTATTTCGCCGGGGTACATCTCACCATTCGAAAATGGTTTATCTATATCAACAATTTCGCCATTCATGGCAGCGTGTTCATCTCTTACTCTGTCATCCATAGTGGCAAGCCATTCTTTTTTCTCAACGACTCCACTTTGTTTATAGGCTTCCAGGCTTCCTGAATTGGAAGCATTAATGGTTTCAGTCCGTGCAATTTTAACCGCCCTGCTTCCCTTCGCCTCATCATATACAATACCAATTCTATCGGCTAAATTCGGTATGCTCTCACCATTAGCCACACCTTCGGCTAAAGTCTTTCGTAGCTTTTCAAGGGTCGTATCGCTAATAGATTTAATTAGTAACCCACATCTGTCTTTTATCCACTTAATTACTTTAGGATTGGTTATATCAAAGGCTACCTCTACACCTAATTCAGCCATAGCCGCCTGACCATTTATCTTGACCATCTCGGTTATTCGTGGTAAGGCAAACTCTGTAAATTTCATTATCTCTTTTTCATCATGGGTGATCCTTAAAACATCATCGACATCTTTAGTTATAGACTTACCTTTTCGCAACTCCCTTAAAGCCCTGTTCTCCTGCTCCTGGAATAATCGGATAATTCCCCGCTTAAACTCATTTTCATGAGGAGTAATTCGCTTAATAAATAATTCCCAAAATTGTTTCTTATATTCGGCAGTATATTTATATTCCTTTATTGCCCAATCTAAAAGTGCTTTAGGTGGCTCTGGTTCAGGTTTCGGCTCAACTGGTTTATTTACATCTAACGGAGCAATGCTAAACGGTGCGAGTGGTAGCTTACCCCATTCAGCCTCATCAAGCCCATCTTCCACCCTTGCCTCATTAGGACTGATTACATAATTTTTAAGGTTGCTTTCCCTTTGCTTCAATCTAAACTCGTTATCAACCGGGACAGGATTGTCATATTTGCAGTATAGCCCTTTATCCCCATACATCGGCAGCAAGAAAGTATTAAGCAATTCTTCCTGCCTAACTAAACGTGGCAAGATACATTCCCTATTCCAAGCTGTATCGAGGGCTGTCATATTAGCAAGGTTAGTATTCTCCGGATGAGATAACTTCTGTGGTGGGGTATGATAAGCACTGGCAAGCTGTCGCATAGTCCATTCGGCAAGTAACATAAATTCCATATCTTTATTAGATACGCCTACAGTCTTTAGGGTCATACCGCCAACCAAAGCACCTGTCTTGTGTGCCTTTTCTGCGCCGCCATAAGTCTGGTCAAATAATGTTAAGATTTTCTTTACCTGGTCAGGTGGTATATTCTTTTCACTTTCTAATACTTGCTTTAAATGCACACCATTTTTAAATACGTTTAACTGATATATCATATTATATTTATCGGTATCGTAGGCGTAGGCTTTCCGCTGGACAGGGCTTGCACCCCTAAATGGATTGGTCGGACTCGGATATTTAAAATATAATATATCTTTCGCCTCGTATCGTTTCTCGGATAAGCCAACCCGCTCAATATAGTGGTCAATAATACCATTTTCAACTACCGGACTCATCTTATCAGGCTGTCTAAAATATAATTCTTGTGGGTGGCCTATACTATTTCTAACAACATAAATATAACACTCGCCAGTTAAGTCTAAATATATCTGTAATAATTCCTTGCCTTCAAATTTGGTCGTGAAGGGATTCTTTGTATATTTTTAGTGGAATTGAGGCACATCGTTCAGCTATTAGACTGACACAGTCGCCAGTCCAGCCCTGATATGCTTTTAGCTGTTCGGTAGAGTTCTTATTTCCAGCAGTAGAGAATATATCAACAAATGATCCATCCCAATAGCTCTCGTTGTTTACATCGTTAGATTTAGGGATGGCTATATCGAGGGTTCGGTCTGTGAAGGGTATTGTTATTTTTATATGGATCACCCCTTTCATAAATGAATATAAATAAATTTCGGTGCGGGGCTTTTTCATTCCCCGTTTTTTGTTAGGTTTCCCCTATGGCAGTCGACATTGCATAGGGCTTGCTAACTTACGTTCTTTTTTACTTTAAACTATACACCATATTAAAATATATCATAGATAATGAAGTATGTCAAATATATTAATCATTAACTATAAAGTATGGCTCACTCTCCAAATAGTATATCGTATACATCGGATATCGGAAAGCGTCCATTAAATGATCCATTCCCTTTTCTGGCTGTTCGTATATATTGCCGTCCTTATCTTTATGCCTCTGATAGCCTTCGATTTCCTTCTTGATATTCGTACTGCTTTTGGTGATATATATCGTAAATTGATTAACAAAGTCTATCCCTGCTATAACTGACCCTTTGCCCTTATTAGCACCCTCAATATAGCTAAAACCGTATCCCTTCAATTCCTCTATCTTTTCAGGAGCTTCGCTATCGGCTATTATCCGCTTATCTTTTATCCCCAAATCTTCCATATCGGTAGCCAGCATTGCCGTAGTCTGTCGGGTCTTGTATATTTCCTCGTGCAGACATATCTTCTTTTCTTCCATATCGACTACCATTTTAACAAGTGCGTTAGGTGCTATAAAACCAAAGTCCAGCCCATATATAGCCTCATCACTATCCGGGAAGTCCTTATCGTCTATCATGTGCCAGTTGGTATAGATGGCATTCTCAAGCTGTCCGTAATGCCCTAAAGTGTAGACGGTTCGGGTATTGCCTTTATAGTTTTCGAGTAGCTTAACGTATGCTTTATCTTCTAAAACAAATATATTATTTTTGTATGTAGTGCGTAGCTTGGTTATATCAACTTCTTCATCTTTAGTAATGTTCTCAAAGAATCGTTTATAAGTCCAGTTGCTTTTTAATATTGGATTATAGGTTAGTATAAATTGAACGTAGGTATGATATATTGCTCTTACCCTACGGTCTAATTCTTCAAAATCATGGGCGGCAAGTTCAGTTGCTTCTTCAACCCAAACAGAAGTTACCCGCTCAATAGATTTCATTTTTTCAGAATCATCAATTCCAGCAAATAAAATCTGATTACCATTGCCCTTGAATGTAATGGTCATCTCGGATTTAGTTATATTAAATTCACCAAGTAAACCCCACTTGGCAATATAATCAATAAATAACTGAAAGACTGACCGCCTTAAAGTCCTGGCTACTTTACGAATAATCAGCCAACGATGCCCTTCTTCAGTCATCACTCTATGCAGGATTTTCTGACAAGCGAAATGAGATTTACCTGCTCCACTACCACCATATAATATTAGGTATCGCTTTTTATTGTATAGGTAGGGAATGTATATTGGGTTTAGTATTGATTCAAAATGGCTAACATCGATAATAGTTTCTTGCATTATTCCTTATCATCTTTTTTATCTTTATCTTTCTTGCCAATAACAATAACTTTCTTTTCGGTAACTTCATGCTCAAATTTATCTTTCCAACGACCCTTGCCTCTATTTTTTAGCCAGAATATTTGGGCTACTACGTTCTTCTTTAAAGCATTTGTATATAAAGCGTCTTCGACTATTTGAGTTCGGCTATCTAATATAGCATTTACTTGATTATTAAATACCTTTGATTTTTTACGCCATAACCAAATAGTTGAATAATCTATTCCAGCGGCTTCACTTGCTTTTGTAATTGACGTTCCCGCTTTAAGCGATTTTAAAAATGCCTCTTTTTGTTCTTTTTTCCTCGATTCTATCGATTTATTCGTCATCACTAATCACCACCCGAACCAATTCATCTGGTTTATGTATCCTATTCAATTTATCCAATATATCGTCAGTCGGCTGAAACTGCAATACCAACCGTGCCTCTTTATCTAAACTGACTAAAGATTTTATTTTCAATTCTTTTATTAACGCTTCAAATAAAACTTGCATATAATTATAATAACACCCCTACTTATATTTTTCAAATTTTATTTAATTATCTCAATTTTTCTAATATCAATAAAGCACTCATAGCGATTACATATAATAAAAATAGACTCACAAAATCAGGTTTTGCTATATCGATTAAATATAATATATAGAGTACTGATGATATTATTCCAGCAATCAAAGGTAACAACATTTTACATTCTCCTTTCATTTAATTATTTTAATCAGCTCATCTAACGACTTAATGAGATAGTACTCCCCACCATGTTCTTCTATATCCGCTTGAAATTGCTTTTGTGGGTCGCTATGTTTCCAACCCACCGGCTTTTTAATCTCCAAAAATAATACCCTGCCATCTTTAATAGCTATTCTGTCAGGCACTCCTTTATAGCTCCCCATACCAGCCATTAAATGAAAATGAAACCATCCCTTTAGTGATAGATATTGCTTTACCTGTAGCTTTACATCATTCTCGCTTATCTTAATTTTTAGCCTAAGTTTTCGTTTCATCTCATCACCGTCCACGCCCAGTAAGCTATCCCACTCAAGCTACATAAAGCCAATATTAGCCAAACAATAGCGTCATCGTTTCGTTCAGCTTTCGGTATCGGCTTGCTAAAATAGGCTAATTCAGCTTTTGTGTATTTATTATATTTTTGTTTCATTGTCGACCTCCTCCTTCGGGAAATATTTTTGCTCTAAATGATCAAATACTTCTTCCACGTATACATCCTTTTCAACTTCTGAACCACAATACATTTCAAAAAATTCCTTCCACATCGCCTCAAACTTTTCGCCCCGTTTAAGCAGTTCAATAACCTCGTCCATCTTTTTACCTTCTTTAAGACTTATTTCTCCACTAACACCATATACATTTTCCCATTCGTGCCATATATCAAAAATCCATTTTACGGCTTCCTTAACGTCCATCAGTCACTCCCCCTGACTTATTAAATATAAATATATATATTTTGTTTTCCAATCTGCTTTTTTATGACAAGATTTACACAATGTTATTAAACCCTTTGGATTAAATCCATTAAAAAACCAATGTGGTAAAATATGATGAATATCTTTGCCCTCTTTACCGCATAATTGGCAAATATAATTATCTCTTCTTTTAACTTTTTCAGTTATATCATGCCATTTGTAATCATCAAGTCTACTTTTATAATATGGAGTGTTTCCGCCCTTCCAATTCCAATGATTTTCTCCTAATTCTGCTTTTCTTATTTTTTCTTTTGTTTCATTTGTATGTTTTTTACCATAAAAAGAATTGTTTTCCCCTTTACGCATTTCACTAAATTTTCTCTTTGTTTCAATTGAATGGTGTTTACCTAACATCGGTTTTCGGCCATTTCTCTTAATACTAATCTTTAATTTAATTTCTTTAGCTTTTTTTATACCATAATATTCTTCATAAGTTTTACCTTTTCTATCTCCCATCTTATCCATTTAGATTTCGCACCTCCTTTATTTCGTTCACATCAATAACATCTTCCTTTTTTGCAAGCTCTTGCCGTAGATTAGCAATTTCGTCTGATTGGTCTTTGAATAAATCAATGGTAGTTTGCATAAATTTTGATATATCATCACCAACTGGCTCACATTCTAAATAATCAATTAAAATATCTTCCAGTTTTACTATACTCATTTCCTTCACCTCCTCCTATCTTCTAATATACTCAATCTATTATAAATTTCATTTCTCTCTTTAGTTAAATCTTCTATTGCATTAAATTTATAACTACCAATATGGCGATTGTAAAATATTTTATTCGCTGTTTTATTCCATCCTTTAGCTAAATAAATTATCACAATTATTGCAATAAAATTAAAGATAGTTAATATCCAAATTACAACCATAGCTAATTTCATCAAATCAATAACCAACATTTCTTTCACCTCCTATCCTATTATAGCCCTTTTTAATAAATTGTCTACCAGCCGTTGATCTTCGGTAGCCCGTACAAATCTGATATATTCTATATGCTCATCGTTTACCCGGCTATTTGCCGCCTGCCTTGCCTTCAGCCATTCGCTTTTCTTCGGCTTGTCGTAAAACTTCCACTTGGCAAGGTTGTTGCAAATGGCACTTGCCGACACGCCGTATTTATTGGCAATAACCGCCATTGTAAAACCTCTGTCCCGCATGGCTATTATATTAGCCTTGTTCGCCTGGATATATTTGGTTATATCGTAGGTGTGTCTATTCATTCGGCAACCTCCCACGTTTTGCCTGTCCAAGTTTTGTTATAGAGTTCATACATTACAAAAAGAAGTAAAAGTTCTTTCACGTTATATTCGAGAATGTTAATTTTACATTTTCGGGGGTCTGCATAAGCTATTTGGTTATCAACCCAATCTCTAAAACATAACACCACATTCCACCCTACACCATAATCTTTTTCTACCATCTCAAATAGCTGTTCAAGGGTAGGTAGCCATTTACAAACCCACCAGCTTTCTATTTCTTCAAATTCTTCTACTCCAAAAACGAAGTGTTGATTTTTTTTAATAAACCCAGCAGGGCTTCTATACCCTTTAAAAATACCTCTATCATATTTTTTCCATTTATGTCCCTTCTGTATCTCTTTCGCCTGCTCACACATCTTTATATAATTTTTAGTTATCATTTTACCCTCCCTCCCATAAATATCACTATTGACCCAGTCGCCCATTTCTAAATACGGTTTACTCATTTTTTCACCTCCCTTAATATTTTAGCTTCTTACAAATCTCTCTTATCCTTCGTTCATACTCATCCGGCTTACAATTCTTAATCTTCTTCTTTAGCTTTTCATATTCTTCGTTCTTATATATACTTATTTTTTTTATAGCTATCACTTACATCCACCGCCTTTTGATATTTTATAACCCTCCCTTTACTATTTTCTTTATCCCATCTCCCCCATCTATGATATTCCGGGAGATATTCCATTTTTACTTGACCCGTTTCACCATCTTTATTCTTCGTTACATCAATTATCATATATTCAGGATCTTCATCATCCCCTCTCGATAGACTTTCCATCTTTAATTTACGTTCCCAGTAAAGCAGGAATATCATTTCTGCCCTCTCCTCTATTGAACCACTCCCCCGAAAATCATTATTTCTCGGCTCTCTTACCTTGCCCTCTTGTGGTCTATGAAATTGAGATAATAATATAGTAGCCATATCTTTTTTTCTCGCCATCTGCTGTATCTGCAAAGAGAATTTAGTAAGCCGGGCATATTCACTAAGGTTTTCCGGGTCTGCTATGTTCTGAAGATAATCTATTATGCAAATATCAGGTTTATATTCTGCCATTGCCCTTATTACATCCGGCATTGTATAAGCTCTAACACAATTATATTTCCATATTCCATTTATGGTTGGTATCATTGCTTTGATTTTACCTCTATCCAATTCGGTTAAATTTCCATGTCTAAATCTCATGGTATTAATTTTTTGCGTATTGGCTAATATACGCCTCATACTTGCTTTTACTGCCATTTCTAAGGTTATCATTAATACGTTGTAGCCGAGTTCGTTACAAAATCCTACTGTCAGAGCAGTACAAAAACTACTCTTACCATTTGAGGGATAACCACCCACGACAATCAAATCGCCCCTATCAAAGCCACCGGTAATTTTATTTAACCCTTCAAAGTTTTCCGGGAATTTAAAATCTGTTCCCTTCTCTGCGTCCTCTAAAGTTTTTCTTATAATATCTTCGTTTGTTTCTTTCTTTACCTCATAGGGCAATTTGGTATTACTGATAATTTCCTCTAATCTTTCAGCGGTGATATTGCCCAATCTATATTTTTCGGTAGCCTGTAGGATAACTCGGTTATAAGTATAATTTTTTAACAGCCTGAGATATTGATATATTGCTTCCGGTGTAGGAACAGAGTTTTGTATACTTGTTAATTCGCTTAAAAAGGCTTCTGATATTTTGTTTTTGTAGGCGTAATCACTAACAGTCACAATATCTATCTTAATTTTGTCCTGATATAGAATACCGAATATCTTAAATATCTTTTTATAGGCAATGAGTGTAAAATCATTCACGGTTATTTTGCCTATTACCTTTTCATATAATTCACCCTTGAGGAGAATACAACCTATAACCACTTTTTCTATTTGCTTATTGTTATATTCCATTATCTTGCTCCTTTCTTAACCATTTATGTATAAACAGATTGTAATTCTTAGGTATTTTGTCTTTTTTGCCCTCATCTTTTTTTCTTTTTTCTTCCATTAACCAGTTTTCCATATTAATTAATACTCCATTAATGTCAACATCGGGATATTTCTTATTTAACTCTTCTATTTTTTCTTTAGTTAAGTTAATAAATCTCTTCTTTTCTATTTCTTTAGAAGGATCATCTTTATCTATAATTGTATCTCCAGGAGAAAAGTCAAAGGAAATTTCTTTCTTTTTCTTCTCATTATTAACATTCTTATCATTCTTTATTCTTCTTGTTTGTGTTGCCTCGTTCCTAATCTGTTCTTGCTCTGTTCCTAATCTGTTCTTGCTCTGTTCCCCATTCTGTTCCCCATTCTGTTTATCACTACCTTGATATTTCTCATAGTTTACAACAGTTATAACAATATATCTGTTTGTCGTTCTGTACCTAATATTTTCATCATTTTTTAAGGCTAACAAAAAGTTTTCTACGTGTCTATATGTCCAGCCGAATATTTTTTGTAATTTTAATTTTGATGTTAATAGTTGTCCTCTTTCTACTTCGATATATTCATTCCTAAAATTAACCATCCCTTTTTTGTGGTTAGCTTGGCTATATAAATAAGTCCAGGCATAGCCATCACAAAATGGTTTTTTTGATATCCAATTAACAAATTGTTCTCTATGAAATTTAACCCATCCTTTATTCTTCATTGCCTACTTCCTCTCGGAATTTATATAAATCTTCCTTTAGATTTTTAGATTTCTTTAATATATTCATCAATTTAATAAATTCTTTAGGGCTTAAATCATTTCCACTATATTGCCCGGTAGTTATAGATATTCTTAATGGTACATCATTGGAATCATTTGAATTATAGAAAAACTCTGCTAATTCTTGTATTCTTTTATTAGTCATATAATTACCTCCAAATAAAATAGGCAAGAAAAAAGACCAAATACCAGGAGACAAACCCATTGGTTAGACGGGAATGGTTAAGATATTTAGCCTTATTCTTGCCCTTTATTTTATTCGTTCTATTTAATTTATCAACCATATTACTATCTCCTATATATTATTATATCATACTATATATCATTATACAAATAAACTTTGCTGACCTCTCCTGTTCCGCTCATTCCTTAATATCCGCCTTGCCCTCAATAGCACCCGAATACCCTTGCGTCTCAATCTTTTGTAGCACTCTATAGCTTCGCCTTCTGCTCCACCATAGCTATAGCCGCCCTCGCCATTTCTGGGACTACTGATGATCGGCTCACCCTGCTCTATCAGGCTTTCGATAATCCTTCTCACCCTGCGAGGCATGATATTCTCATTTCGCCTCAATATAAACTCATTAGCTATATCGTTTTGGCTGATAGCATTGGCAAGGTTGTGTGGTCGGGACTTGATAATCGCCAATATGGTTGCGTTGTGATCATTCATTAGTTGCCTCCTTCCAATCTGATAAAGGACACCATTTTGGAATAGTACTCATATCTTTAATTTTTCTTGATGGGTTGTCTGGTGCTTTAGCAGTACACCAATCAACAAAAAGAAAGTGATATGTATTCCCACAATTTCTACACTTATTTATTTTCTTCCCATCACAATTTTTATAATTACTCATACTTATTTCCCCTCCTCTATCTTTAACATTTCATTAACTATTGTATTTATTTCAATTTTAATGCTCTCTTCACTATAACTAGGTCTTAAACATTGTATATATTCCTCAAGAGCATTTTTTAATTTATCCTCATTATATTGTCGTTCTACCCTATTCATACTTATTTTTCCTCCTTTATATAATCTATCTCAAAGTATAAAACATTTTC